CTCAATTGTATATGGGTCAGTACATCTTGCACCACTCCACCAAGCTTTTATGTTTGGTGCTGTATGCACAACATCCCTTATCTGCTTTGAATAAGTCTTACTGAATGTTTGGACAAAATTATCAATCTTATCCTCACGTTCATCTGTGTAAACATCTACTACATCTCTTTCAGAAGGAACTTCATAGAAATCTTGCACAATCCAATGTGAAGAATTCCAAGTATCATATAAGTCCCCATTGATTACAGCACACAAATGTCCAGTGGTAAATCCATCACTCTTACAATGGAGTATGTATGTCCCATTCGGATTATCCTCACAGAACTGCCCCACTGTTATTGGGGTATACAGAACAACATTTTCAATTGGTTGTCCAGCTAATTGATTTATAACCTTGTCATATACTGAGGCTATTTTATAAGATGATTTATTTTCAGCTTTACGCATTGCTAACAATGCCTTATGCACATCATTATAATTTTTATCAAGAGCTGTAGAGATTGCTCTTGCCACACAATCTGTAGTCCTTTTATCCTTTGAGTTAATGTTGTACTTTATATATTTTTCAGTTATCATTTTAACCTCTATATCGCAACAATACCTTGACTTGTTAAGTATAAGTCATTGGCAAGATTGCGGCTATTTATGCCTACTGTTGTTTCTACTTGTTTATTTACTGCGTCTTGTCTTTGTCTTATTGATTTAAGAATATCATCCAAATTCATTTGTATCTGTTGTTGAGTTATCATTGGATTAGCTGTATTAGTTTGAATAGCTAAATCCAAATCTTCTCCGAAATTATATGCGTACTCTTCTGCATGAGATGATGCAGTAAACACTGAACCACACACAGCATCAAGTAAGTCCTTTCTACCGCCAGTAGGGTGGTCAATTTTACCTGTGCTGTTATTTCTTTCAACTTCTACAAACTCATCAAATAATCTATCACATTTAAACATCTGTAACCTATGTTCATACACTGTTGAGCGTAAGAATTGATATGGTTTACAGATGTGACTTTCTGGGTCAACTCTATCCACTGAAAGAATGGTGGTATTAAATCCCTCACTCTGTAATATCTGTAATAAATCATAGGACTGGAATGTATCGGCTGATATTTCTCCAATATTAAAACCTTGCTCCCTTAACCATCTGATAAAGTTTCTGTTCTTCTCAAATGAGATTTGCTGTCCTTTTGGTGCTCTTACCGCAAATCCAAAAGCAAGTCTGAATAATAAATCTTTTCCAGCATCACCTTCAGTAGTTGGTTTCTTACCTATAATCCAAGTACCACAGATACCAGTAGTATCTCCAGATACAGACATATCCAAATGTATATACAAAGGTTTATATTTATATTCACTTGGTATTTTGGTCATATCAAAGTAATCTTTATATTGTACTTTATCCATATTGCCTACTGTAATAAGTTCTGGCATTGCATTATGGATAAAATCTAATATATTCTCAGCAACAACTTCGCCAGAGAAATATTTATTGGCTGAGAAAGAAGATATACCAGCATAGTCACATAAAGCTCTATTTATATTTTCTATAAACGTTGCTTTAAAATCAATGGGAACATCTATAATGGTGTATCCCTTGGATTTATATTCCCAAACATCTGCTCCATCTGGAATAACAACACTCTCAAGGAACTTATTACCTAATCCGACTTTAAAGGTAATTGGCTTATATGTACCTTGTGGTTTTACTTCCCAAACTGGCTTATCTACGACAAGAGTAGAGTTACCTTCAGTCTCTGATTTAGTCTTAATATATGATTCCATGAAAGACTGTTCGCTTCTCTTTGATGATGCAACAATCAAAAGGGTAGGATTTTTACCTTCGTGAATAAATCTTGTTCGCATACCACCAAGAGCAGTGTCAATCATATCAAGTGCTTTCTTTTTCTGCTTATCTATATCTTGATTGCGCACAAAGGATATTTCATCGAAAAACGCACAGAATATTGGCTGACCAATAACGTCATCTGACTGTGAACCAATAACAATACTAATGTCACTTGGAGGATTCCAATAGGGTGCATTTTCAAATTGTGTCATAGTGCCCCTTGCCATAAACCAAGGAGATAACTGAATTGTTTTCTGAAATTTACTTATGGCAATTTCTTTTGACAACTCTTTCTTAATATTCATAAATGCGAACACAATTTTTTCTGTTGGTTTTAGATGATAAAACTCAAGAGGATTTTTAAGGCACATTACTCTATACATAAGATATGCCATTGCACAGCCACAGGCGACCTCAGAGTTATGAGTCACTATAAGATTATCAGTTAGATACAAGTGCTTATCACTATCTATCAATATGCACTGACACTCTTCTTTTCCTACATAGGTAATTTCATGTATAGTTCTAAATGGTTCTTTTTTATTATTATTTAATCTAATAAGTTTTCTGGTTAATGAACAAGGTGAGATTGATGAAGGTAAATTTACAGTTATTTCATAACAGTCCCTACACTCAACAACTTCTCCATTAGTATTTTTATATTTACCCTTTTTAATTCTGCAAGGAGCAGTACCACCTAACGATTGAACTAAGAAAATAAAGTCATCTCTTAGTCTCTCACTTGTAGTATAATAAACTAAATAGCCACCCTTTGTCACATAGCCATCAGTGTCCATTAACCCCTGTAATAATTGAATACGACTGTTTACATCAGTTAATAAATAATCTTCTGGTATAAACTTCTCATAAGACTTCACATCAAGTTTTAAATCATGAATAGCTTGTTTATATTTATTGTCATTATTTATCTTCCCTTTATGGGATTTATCAGCATTTACAATACTATAAGAGTCTTCATACCTTGATAAAACATATCCATTAGGAAGTATTTCAGAGGTCACCCTATCAACAATCTCTGAGTCGATTGAAGTAAAGCAAGTGTTTCCACCACAAATATGACCATCACCAATAAGTACTCCAAGGGTATAAGGAGATATAAACACATCCCTATGCTCAAACTCAACTGGGGCAGTTATAGGAATTCCAAATCTACAAGCAGTCCATCCATGCTTAGTTGGATTAGTCCTAAGCCCTCTATTCATAATATCTTCAAGGGTAATTGTGGTTTCTCTATTATGGTTATATTTTTGAATAACTGTCCATAAATGCTCTTTACAGCAACGTGTTGTAGAGTTATCACTAAACCTAACCTCATACACATCTTTCTCCCCTTGTGGAAAGATATGAGTAACCTTATGGGGCTTACCATCTTCCCCATAAACCAAACTGCCAACAGTGACATCTTTCATTGTAATGAAGCCATTTGGAGTGAGTAATTTAGAATATAAAGGTTGTGCTTTACCAATTCCCCTTGCTCCGCTTTCAAGCAGAGTGTTGTATGCGGTATCAAGATTAGTTGGAAATAACTTTTTAAGTTGTTCAAGCCAGAATGGGTACAACTTTATATGGTTCTCAGTATCTTTCCAAGCCTTACCTAAATATCTATCATCTGTAATAAAGGTTTCTATATCTACTGGTATTTCTTTATAATCCTCATATAAAAGATTATCGAATGTTACTGAAGCACCTTTTTCTGCATACTCGTTTAATATCTTAACGACTTCTTTTTGTTCTTCTGCCGATAAATTATTAAATTGTTCAGTATTTATATTTATCATTCACTTGTTCCTTAGTAATATCTGTTTAAATAGTCTCCAAAATGGTTAAAGTTGTCACTCTCATACATCTTTGAACAACTATAGAACTTTTTTACTTTCTTAACAATATCTTTAGCGTCTATTGATTTTATAGGGTAATCATCTGGGAAACAATCTATCCCACCCAATTGCAACATCTTATATGTATTATGGAATTTATCATAAAGATAATTAACATAATCTTCTAAAGCATAATACTGTGCATTTGTCAATTCATATTGTGGCAATTCAATGTATGGGCTACCCTCTGGGTAGTCTACGTTGTCGTTAATCCTTACAGCGTTTAACTCCCTCATAGTTAAGCTGGCATTCCCACATATGTCAATAAATTCTGGTGGGAT